TAAACTTTGTAAATAACTATGATGGCCCTTCCACAGGTGTCAAGTCTGCAACGGGCAAGTCAATTAACATGCGAGATCCCGTTAATCAAGAAAAGTTTCTTCGCGAATACATGGACTCAAAAGAGATTGACGAATCGGTCCGCGAACGTGTTGTGGAGCTATCTAGAGACTATCTCAAAAAAGTATCCGCAGATGATGTTTCTCGTAATGCTGTGTGGGATATTAAGAAAATGAGTTGGAACTATCTATTTAACTACGGAAAAGGCAACTCTATTGACTTTTCTAAACTAAATGGCTTGGTTGGTATTTTCGGCAAGAACTATTCAGGTAAGTCATCTATTATCGATGCTGCCCTATTCGGGTTATTCAATACTACTTCAAAAGGAGAAAGAAAGAATGTCCATATCATCAATCAAAACCAAGAAAAAGCTCTTTGTAAGCTCGAGGTGTCAATCGGCGATGATCTCTACAAAATCTCAAGATCGTTAGAGAGAACAAAAACATCAGCCAAAACTGATCTTGATTTTACCAAATACACTCTCGGTGTTCGTGCTGAGTCGAAAAATGGAGAAACAAGAAACGCAACCGACGAAAACATACGCAAAACTTTTGGAACACTCGAAGATTTCATGATGACATCTTTGTCAGCCCAAAACGATTCCTTTGGATTTATCAACGAAGGGTCAACAAAGCGTAAAGAAATTCTCGCTAAGTTTCTTGATCTCCAAGTTTTTGATCAAATGCACAAGTTAGCTAAGGCTGACTCTGCGGAGTTGCGTGGCGTCATTAAGCACTTGAACTCTCACGATTCCGAGAAAAAGCTTAAGAAAGCTCAAGCTGAATTATCAGAGATTTTGGAAGATATCGAGATTCAAAAAGACTTGTGCGATAAGCATCGAGTGCGACTTGAAGTATTGGTCGAAGAACAAAAATCAATTAACGATCAAGTTCAAGCAGCATCACAAAGAGAGATTGATATTGATGCTTTGCAAGATAAGCTCTCAAAGTCTCGTAAATCGCTTTTAAACAATTCTAAAGAAATGGATAGGCTATCTACCGAGATTAATTCTAAGCGCTCTCAAATCGCCGATTTAGAGGCGAGATTGCCATCTTTGATTGAGGAGTCCATGTTGGCCCAAGTTGACCTTGAATCTTTCCAATCTTTGAAGCAACAATTGAAAGATACCAACAAGTCACTTGACAAAGCAAAGAGAGAGAAGCATAGTCTTCAATCAAAAATCTCCATGCTTCATGACCATGAGTATGATCCAAATTGTAAGTTCTGTTGTGATAATGAATTTGTTAAACAAGCAGAAGAAGCAAAGGTTACAATCGTTGAGGTCAACCAACTTGTCGAGACTCTTGTAGATCAAATGCTTGACTTAAAGATGAAGGCTTCCTTGTTCGATGAAGATTCTTTAGAGTCGACAATCAGAAATTGTAAAACTCAGAAAGCAACCTTGGAAAAAACAAAGTCAGAAGCTCTCAACCTTTCTCTTCAATGGGAAAACTGCGAGGGTAAAGTGTCCTTAATGGAACGACGAATCAAAGATTGCGAAGAAGATATTGCTTATTATAATGACAACATCGAAGCTTATGAAAACCTTGAGTCTTTGCGTCGTGACCTGAAAGCAATCACGAAAACCGTTGAGCTTAAAAAATCTGAGATCAAAAAGTGTGATGATAAGGTCATGACATACATGTCTGAGAAAGGTTCTGCGACTCGTGCAATTGCTGAGGCAAAAGAAAAGCTCAGCAAGATTCGAGAAGCCGAAAGAGATTATATTGCTTATGATGTATTCGTTAATGCGACTCATGCTAATGGAATATCTTATGAGGTAATTAAGTCCATGTTGCCTGTGATTAACTCCGAGATTCAAAAGATTCTTTCTCCAATTGTTGAGTTCAACGTATTCTTTGACAACCAAGATAACAAGCTTGAAATTTACCTGCAGCATCCAAAGTACGATCCTAGACCTTTGTCTATGGGTTCTGGTGCTGAAAAGACAATTGCTTCTATGGCTGTCCGTTTGGCTCTTGTTTCAATTTCTTCTTTGCCAAAGTCTCAAGTGTTCATCTTGGACGAACCAGCTACAGCATTAGATGCTGATCATATGGAAGGATTCGTAAGACTTCTGCAAATGATTAAGAGTCAATTTAAGACCGTTCTTCTCATCACTCATCTCGAAAATCTCAAAGACGTTGTTGATACAACGATTGAAATTGATAAAGTTGATGGTTATGCCCACGTCAGTTTGTGACGTGGGATACTATTTAGTTTCAAAATAGGAGATCTATTATGGGACTAAAAGAAGAATTGGCTGAAAAGCTGGCAGGTATTGACTGCAAAGAAAAGATTAAGGAAACTCTTGACGAAAGAAAAGATGACATCCGAGATGCGCTCTACTTAGACAGAAAAGATAAGGGAGTGTTTGATGCAGTTCAAGAAAAAGTTATTTCTCGCAAGTTGCTTGTTTTTGGCGTTGCTACTGGGTTACTCTATTGGGGTGCTGGTCTTGACGCTGACACTTGGGGTATGATCGCTATGACTTATATCGGCGGTCAAACTGCAATTGATTTTGCAAAAGTTTGGAGAGGCTAATGACTTGGCTTAAAGACAAGTGGGAATGGGTGGTTGCCGGATTGGTGGCCATCCTTGCTTTCGTTCTGGGAAGCAAGGGCAAAAATACCGAAAAAAATTTAAAAAATCTTAAGGTCAAAGAACTTAAGATACAAAAGGAAGCATGTGAGAAAGAGCTCAAAGCTACCAAAAAAGCAGCCGACAAGCATGTAAAAGAAATCAAAAGAGTGCAGAAAGAGGCTGATGAAAAACTAAAAGCAGCGGAAGAGGAAAAGAAGCAGTTGGTAAAACATCTGAAAGAAAACCCTGACGCTATCGATAAAAAATTGCAAGAACTTGGAATCAAGGAGGTTTGATGTTTTTATTATTTATGTCTCTCGCTTTTGGAGAGTCTTTGATTACAAAAGTTAAAGAAGGCGAAAGAGCACCTTTTTCTGGTCGTTTATTTAATGATGAAGCGGTGGCCGTTGTCCTTGCTGACTCCGAACATGCCGTTGCTCAATGCGAGATCAGAAAAGATCTTGAGTGGAAAACTCAAATGGCAGATCTTCAATATCAATACGACATCTTGTCGGCAAAACATGAAGCTTTGGAATTTAAGCATGATCAACTTATGGAGATCAAGGACGAGGAGATAGAGACACTTATGAGCCACGGATCTCCTCAGAGAACGATGTGGGTTATGTTCGGAGGTTTTGCGTTGGGAACTGCGACATCCCTGACAACTTACTACGCTGTAAATCAAATAGCGGGGCAATAATGAGTAAAGATCCAAATTACGCCGCAAAGGTGGAAAAAGCAATCGCCGATAAATACGGCAAAGAAGCAATTACCAATCCCAAGTCAAAATGGGATGATGAAAAAGAAAAAGAATATCTAGACGAGCTTAAGTCAAATTATAGATATGACAAAGCTGAGAGCGAGAAGGTTGATTTAGATGGGGTTTTAATCTCCAAAGAACTACTTAATAGAGAATCCGAGCGTTCATGCCCAACATGTAATACTTATTCGTTTAAATCTCGAGATGATTTATACATGACAAAGTTTGATTGTTGTTTTAAGTGCTACATCCAATGGGTAGAAGGCCGAGAAGAAAGATGGAAATCAGGTTGGAGACCAAATAAATGAGACTCACAAACGAAACCCTAAAAAGAATTATCAGAGAAGAACTAGATGAAGCTTTGAAATTTAATGATGATGGCAGATCCATGGATCAAGTTCGCTTTGATACGAACTTGGCTCTTACACCACCAGAAGATTTAGAATCGGAAGAAGAAGCACAGCCAGATTCTGGGCAAGAAACCATTTTTGACTCGATTGTTCAAAGAAACATCGAACAAGGTATGAGCCCACAACAAGCTTACTATGCCGCAGCTGCTGAGCGTCCCGACTTGGCTTACGGAAACTAAGGAGACCAAATAAATGAGCAAAGAAACATTAGAAATTATTAGAGGATTGTCCCAAGCCGCAGCAAATGCTTATGATGGCGGTCACTTGGAAAACTACTCTCTTGACGGCCAAGCACGTAAAGTTGGGCTGAAGAGAGAGGAAGGAATCCCCTTGCTTGACAAACGTTGTATTGACGGATTCAAAGTTAAGTTTTATGGAGACTCCATGATCATCAATTACCAATCCGATGTCATGATGAAAAACCTTAAGGACGATCGTTTTGAAAATGAAATCATGCAAACAATCAACGAAGTTAAGAAATTTTTGCAAAAAGAATATAAAGCCGTAACCGGCAAGTCTGTGTCTTTGACGGCAAAAGGCGAACCACAAATCATTGTACAAACAACTTCAAGAGTTCGTACTTTCGTTCAAGCCTATCAACATTACAAGATTGGTGGTTTGCAAATGGATCAAATTGGTGCACCATCTGAGATGAATGTTCGAGACATTACAAAAAAGTTTTTAGAGACCGCAAAAGCAAAGCGTCCTCAAAATGAATTCATTAAATCAGGAGATAATCAAAAATGAAACTTACAAAAGAAACATTAAAGCGAATCATTAGTGAAGAGTTAAATAAACTAATGAACGAGGGTATGATGGATAGAGCTGCAACTCGAATCGGAGCTGGTATAGGAGCTATGACTGACGGAGGAGATTGGACCTCTTTGAAGGCGAAGGAATCCTCATACGGAGCTGCGAATCAAATTGGAGAGTTACTCTTCGATTTAAGTCGAGATGCAGAAGCATTAGGAATTCCTGAAGACAAGATCTTACTAGGAGAACTTGGTGCACTCTTCAAAGAGTTTATGGAAGCACGGAATGTATCAGAGGGGCTTACCGATAGAATCAGCTCAAGAATTGGTGGCGCCGTCGGTGCTGTAACCGGTGGTGGCTATGAAGATTCAAAAGTACAAGATTTTCAAAATGCAACCTCAAATAGAATTGCGAAATTGGGCTATGCCCTCAAGAACGATGAGAAAAAGCTTGAATTACCCGAAGATACAATGGGATCAAGAAGAGTTTTAGCAATCGCTGCAAAATTGAAAAAAATGGCCACGAAGGATCTGTGAAACTCACCAAAAATGAATTCATTGAACCTGGAGATAATAAAAAATGAAACTCACAAAAGAAGCGTTGAAAGCAGTCATTAAAGAGGAGCTCAATAAAGTATTGACCGAGAGCTACGAAGATTACGAAGATCACCCTCTGTACTTAAAGATTTTAGAAATCGATCACTCCTTTGAGGATGAATTAGATTCTTACATCGATGAGAATGTTGATGATTGGGAATCCGATTATATTGAAGAAGTTGACTCAATGGGTCTTGAAGCCGTTGCTAACATGTGGATAGAAGATCACATGGGTGGAAACACGGGTGATCCATTAGCTAAAAAGGCTGCTCAAGACAGAAGAGACTCGGAAGGCTACACTGGTCTAGAAGAAGGTTTTCGGCAACAACAACCAGTCCAAGCCATGGATTTTACACCAGAGCAGCAACGCGTCATCGACCACTACGCCAAACTTATGAAAACAAGAAAGCGAAACCAAGTAAATTTTTATGAGATGCAAGCTGTGATTAGAAGAATTTTGGATCACAAATCATTTAAAGGTGCAGGGTTGGGCAAGGACGCATCTGCTGATTATAAATTAATCCAAAATGCTTTAAAATCTGCTGGCTATACGGGACGAACCTATATCTTTTAATTCGGATGGTAAATGAAACTCACCAAAAATGAAATCGTTAAAGAACTTGTAAAGTGCGGAAAGGATCCTCAATATTTCATCGACAATTATTGTAAGATCTCCCACCCTCTGAAAGGTCAAATTCCATTTAAGACATATGACTATCAGAGAGACTTGCTCAAGGACTTTAACGATTATCGTTTTAATGTAATTCTAAAAGGAAGGCAGCTTGGGATCTCAACAATCTCTGCTGCCTATGTTGCTTGGTTCATGCTGTTTCATCGAGAAAAGAACGTTCTCGTTATCGCAACCAAACTATCCACAGCAACAAACTTGGTTAAAAAGGTCAAGATGATCTTTAAGAACCTTCCGTCATGGATGATGATCGCCAAGATTCACGTTGACAACAAACAATCATTTGAATTAACAAATGGCTCTCAAGTAAAAGCTGGAACAACATCTGGAGATGCCGGTCGTTCGGAAGCCTTGTCTTTGCTCATTATAGACGAGGCAGCGTTCGTTGACGGCCTCGAAGAGCTTTGGACGGGTCTTTACCCCACTCTTTCAACAGGGGGCCGCTGTATCGCTCTGAGCACCCCTAACGGCGTTGGAAACTGGTTCCATAAAACATATAGCGAAGCCGAGACGGAACTAAACGATTTCCACCCAATAAAGCTTATGTGGCATGTCCATCCAGATCGAGACCAAGCTTGGTTCGAGAAAGAAACGCGAAACATGTCAAAACGACAAATTGCACAGGAGCTTGAGTGTTCATTTAATGCTTCTGGTGAAACAGTAATTAATCCAGAAGATCTACAAAGACTACATCAATTTATTGTAGACCCAGAGTATCGAACTGGTTATGATCGCAACATGTGGATTTGGGAAAGCTACATCGAAGGCGTTCCCTATCTTCTTGTCGCGGATGTTGCACGAGGTGACGGAAGCGACTTTTCTTGCTTTCATATTATCAGAGTAGACACCATGACAGTTGTTGCTGAATATCAAGGAAAACCAGATCTCGACATGTATTCAAGTATCTTACAATCTGCAGGTAGAGAATATGGTAATTGCCTATTGGTTGTTGAAAATAATGGTATTGGAATCGCAGTTCTCGAGAAACTAAAAGACCTTGGATATCCCAAGCTTTATTATTCCATAAAAGCGACACACGAATACATCGAGTCTTATTTAGCCGAACATAACGATAGGGCCGTACTTGGATTCACAACATCTACAAAGACAAGACCATTAATTGTGCCAAATTGGAGGAGTACGTCAGAAACAAACTAATTAACATACACTCTTCGCGTGTTTTTCACGAACTGAAGACTTTTGTTTGGCAAAATGGAAAACCACAAGCTATGCGCTCTTACAACGATGATTTGGTAATGTCTCTTGCAATTGCATGTTGGGTTCGAGACACGGCATTAGCAGAGAATCAAAAAGAGATGGCTTATAAGAAAGCTATGCTTGGGGGGTTGATGAAAACAACTACAACCATGAATACACAAATTAAAGGTCAAAAATTTTATAACGAGACGTTCAACGAAAAGCACGAGGAGGAAATAAAGAAGACAAAAGAATTCTTCTGGATTTACAAAGGATAGAACATGGCTCGTAACAACAGAAACCCAAACAACAATCAAAGTGATTTATTTAAAACCTTAACAAGAATGTTTTCCGGGCCTCTGACCCAGAGAAGAACACAATCAGGACGACAATTAAGACGACGCCACTTGGATATATACGCTAAGCGTTTCAAGTCTGCTTCCGGTCAGCAGTTTAAAAAGACCGAATACAATCCGATGAACATCATGACGCTTAACATGATCTCGAACAGAAACCGAGCAGAGCGTTACGTTGACTTCGACCAAATGGAATTTACACCAGAGATCGCATCTTCTCTTGACATTTATGCAGACGAGATGACGACCTATTCAGCACTAACTCCTATGCTTCACATCAAGTGCCCCAACGATGAGATCAAGTACATGCTTCACTCTTTGTACTACGACATCATGAATATCGAACATAACATGTTTGGTTGGGCAAGAACCATGTGTAAATACGGAGACCTTTTTGTATTTCTTGACATCGACGACGAGAAGGGTATACAAAACTGCATCGGCTTGCCTCCTCAAGAAGTCGAAAGGCTTGAGGGAGAAGATCCCACAAACCCGAACTACGTCCAATTCCAATGGAATAACGCTGGTCTAACTCTCGAGAATTGGCAGATTGCCCACTTCAGAATTCTCGGACATGACAAGCATGCTCCCTACGGAACATCCGTATTGGAACCCTCCCGTAGGATTTGGAGACAGCTTACGCTACTTGAGGATGCTATGATGGCATACCGCATTACAAGATCACCAGAGCGTCGCATCTTTAAGATTGACGTTGGTGGAATTGCACCACAAGATGTTGAACAATACATGCAAAAGGTCATGACTCAGATGAAACGTCATCAGGTTGTAGATCCTACCACAGGACGCGTAGATTTGCGTTATAATCCACTTTCAATTGAAGAGGACTACTTTATCCCTATCAAAGGCGGACAAAGCTCTACGGACATCGTGAACCTTCCTGGAGGTGCATTTACAGCACAGATCGAAGACGTTAAGTATTTGCGAGACAAATTGTTCTCCGCTTTGAAAGTTCCTCAATCTTATCTCTCGATGGGAGAAGGTGCTACGGAAGACAAGACAACTCTCGCACAGAAAGACATCAGATTTGCGAGAACAATCCAAAGACTTCAACGCGTTCTCATTTCAGAGCTTGAGAAAGTTGGAATCATTCACCTTTACACTATGGGATATAGAGGAGACGATTTGCTAAACTTTAAACTTTCTCTTAATAATCCTTCCAAGATTGCTGAGATGCAAGAGCTTGAACACTGGAAAACCAAATTTGATATCGCTGGTGGAGCTACGGAAGGCTATTTCTCTCGACGTTGGATCTCGGAGAACTTGCTTGGCCTATCTCAAGATGAGTATCTCAGAATGCAAAGAGAAATGTATACTGACAAGAAATTCATGGCAGCCCTTGAAGCTGCTGCTCAACCACCTGCTGAGGGTGGCGGAGACGCTGGTGGTGGCCTTGGAGACCTCGGCGGAGGTGGAGACCTTGGGGGCGACTTGGGGGGTGACTTAGGGGGCGATTTGGACCTCGGAGGAGGAGGCGACTTAGGCGGTGATCTTGGCGGCGACACAGGTGGAGATACTGGTGGTGGAGAAGAGGAAGGAGATCTTTTGGCCGAACCTCCAGCGAAGCGTGATGATGACGCAAAACCTCGAGGACCTTACAAGAAACACAAGATTTCTTATCGCAAAGGCGGTTTCTCAAAGCAAATGAAAAATCAAGCGTTTAGCGGAGAAGTTCGAGGATCAACTTCAAGAACCACATGGCCCGGCAAAGTTGGCTTTGGTGGCATGGACTCTCTTGCTCGAGGAATCTATGAATCGAATAACAAAGAAGAAGAGAAGCTATTTAGCATAGATGCGGACATCAAAACTCTGATTGAATCGCTAAACAAAAAGGAAGATACAGATGAAGCTTAACAAAGAAACCCTAAAGAGAATTATCAAAGAAGAACTAGACAAAGCTTTGATGAAAGAAAACGATCTGATCCAGCCAGACATATACGGAGAGCCGGGATATAGAAGTTATCTTGTAAGCCCAAGATACATCAAAAAAGGAAATGGATTGCCAAACGAACCTGATTATTTGGCTGATGTTATCACTCAAGCTTTAATGGGAACTGGTGATGTAAGTCAGCAAGAGGGTGTCCAAGCAGCGATTAGTTTATATAAAATTATTACAAGCCCCGAAGGGCATCCACTAATTACAACAAAAGAAGAGTCCAAGAATGACATCATGGCTTTTCTCGATTATGCATTAGATGAACTACAATAAGGACAAAACTATGAAACATAATAAGAAAAGAAATACCGCTTTTCTTTACGAATGTCTGATTCGTGAACTCACAAAAGCAATTATTCAAGAAGACAAGAAAAAGCAAACAAAAGTCAAGAGTCTTTTGCGAGAGTTTTTCGCAAAAGGAAAGGTTCTCTCCAAAGAGTTGGATCTATACAGGTCTCTCATGGAGAGCAAAGAGCTAGACCAAAACTTCTCAAAAAGACTAATGGTCGAGACCAAAAAAGACTTTGATGGACTTGATCGCAAAGAAGTGTTTAACGAACAAACAGCTTTAATTAATAAAATTAATAAAGCTCTTGGCAACAAGGCTTTCTCAAACTTTGTCCCCAACTATAAAGATCTTGCCACAATTGGATTATATTTCCAAAACTCCGATCTTGGAGCTAAAAAAAGAATTATGCTTGAAGACAAGGTGGTAAATTATCTTACCAGATTAGATGAGAACCAGACAGAAATGAAACCAGTTGATCAACTTGAGTTTAAAATGTTTGTCAAAAGATTTAATGAAACATACGAACATTCTTTATTGAGAGAGCAAAAAGATTTATTAGGAAACTTTATTGTATCTTTTTCCGATAACGGCCTTGGCCTCAAGTCATTCATGAACGATGAGATCGGAAGATTAAAAGAATCGGTTGAGGAACAAATTAAACAAGATGACTCTCCTTTAAAAGAAAACTTTGTGAGAGTTAAGGAAAAGTTGAACAGTTATTCGCAAAGACCAATCGATGCAAAGATGGTCGAAGAAGTTTTTTATATCCAAGATCTTTTAGCGGAGGTAAAGAGAAATGCCAGTTAATATTAAAATCACCGATCAAGATGCCGAACAAGATACCGAACAAGTTGCACCTCCGGAACCAGAAGGCGTAAAGATTGAAATCGTTCAAAAAGATGAAGTTGAAGGAAAACTAAAGCTTAGATCTGCTTTGAACGGAGACTTAATGATTATGGACCACAAAGACATCGACATCGTTATTAAGCCAAACGAAAAAAAGATTGTTGCATTTGCAAAAGATACTTTATCCGATCTTGTGTATGGAGCAGAGTCTCGCCTGCTTGAGTATTTGCGGAGACAGGGTGTCCTTGATATTAACTCAATTCAGGGCGGAAATGTCTATGGATCTCTTGAGGGAAAGATTCTTGAAGGTTCAAAGGCGGTTGAGGTAACTCTTATGAAAATCTCCGAATGGATGGAGACAGAGGAGCCGATGATGTCTGGACGTACAGGCTATGATGACATGTACGATGACCACTTGCTGTCACCAGATGGAGAATACTCCACAGAACTGGGTGAAGTTCCAGCAGAAGAAAAGAAGGGATCAATCATGCAACACAATCTATTTGCTCCTTATTTATATGGGAGATACACTTATGAGTAAGCACGGGCTAATAATGGAAAGTTGGCGAAATTATTTGGTCGAGACCCAATCGAATAGTGACTCCGAGATAATTAAGCGCCTTAAAGACAAAGGGTGGGATGAAAATGCCATCAAATACCACAAGGAGATGAGCCCTCCCTTTGTGGAAATAGAGCAAATTATTTCAAATCTAGATGATTATGGACCCATGGAATTCAAAGGTCCAATTCCATCAGATAAAATGAAAATAAGCGACGAAGACAGGGCAGCAAGACAAGGAAGATACGATGACTACAAGTCAGGCAAGGAGCCTAGATATTTTCGCGACACAGATGAGGATCCGGATAAAATGGATTTTGCCAACGTAACCCCTGTAACGCTAGTGCAACACTCGGGTGATTCTTACGAAGTTGTAGATGGAATTCACAGAGTCTTTCTTGCTCAGAAAAATAATGCAGATTTGCCTGCATGGGTGATAAAATCAAAATGAAAAACTGGAAACCATTATTTATTGAGAACAGCAAGATTCCTATTTGGTTATCTTATCTTGCGCCAATTGAGATCAACGCAATTACTCTCGGACCAATCGTTATTTCTCGTGATGAAATGTCCGAAGCAACAAAAAGACATGAAACAATTCACTTTCAGCAATTCTTGGAACTTGCTTTTATTGGATTTATTTTTCTTTACTTTGGCTGGTGGGGATATAACAGGTTGAAAGGGCAAGATGGGGAAGCTGCTTATTTTAACATTCCTTTTGAGGCAGAAGCATACGCAAATCATCATGACGAGAACTATTTACAAAACAGAAAGAGGTTCGCTTGGATACATTACACTTCATCTTAATAGCATACGGAATGACATTCATTCTTGTTCATGGAAAGATTTTTGAAGATATAAGACCAAGAAAGGACTATACTAAAAAATGGAACACCCTATTCAATTGCCCACTATGTATGGGTTTTTGGGTTGGAGTGTTTTTAACGTGTCTTTCTCCATATACCGAACTATTTAGTTTCGAGAGTTCATTCGTGAACGCGTTCTTGCTTGGCTGCTTGTCAGCAGGGACATCTTATTTAATTTCGGTCTTGGTCGATGATTTCGGCTTAAGACTATCATCAAGATCAGGGGGTGAGCATGTTGATGATTAAACGATGGATGCTACAACCGGTCCGTCGCTGTTGCAGCGGATCCTAGCTCACGCGGGTAATGCCCGCTAATGGGCAGAGAATAACTCTGCCCTCTTTTTTATTGGAGAAAAAAATGAAAATTACAAATGATCAATTGAAACAAATTATTAAAGAAGAATTAAATAATGTTTTACAAGAGTGGAACCCTCTTATGGCACTTCCATTCATGGGAAGAAAAGGGAAAGAACAACCTGCACCACAAAGAAAAGGGTTAGGGCGCCCAAGAAATGCGCCAATAAAAGGACCAAAACCAGCACCACCTATGAGACAACATCCAGACACTCCAAAAATGCCTGCTTCAAGTATAGAAGTAGATTTGGGAGGAATTTATTCTCAAGTAAAGGCAGCTGCTGATGCAACAAAAGAAAACCCAGAAGATCAAGCGATGGTCTATCAAGACTGGCTTACAGGTGAATTACAAAGCCTAGGCCACTCAGCCGACGACGCTTATGATGTCATGAGTCAACTGGAAGATGAAGGTTTCATTTCTTTCGATGAAGAGTCGGGAAGAGTAAATTTCGAAAGATAAAACCTCAAGGAGAAATAAATGTCAAAAAAATTACTAAGAGAATTTCATGCGCTATGCCCTGATGGTATGTGTCCTGATCTTTTGACCGAACGTGAAAAGCGTGAGATTACAGAAGAAGGCGCCATGTATCTTACCGGTCGTATTCAAACTGCAGATAAAAAGAATGGCAACGGTCGTAAATATCCACACAAAGTTCTCAAAAGAGAAATGGACAATTACATGCAGATCGTTAAAGACAACAGAGCAACAGGTGAATTAGATCACCCTGACGACTCCGTAATTAACCTTAAAAACGTTTCTCACATGATCACAGACTGCTGGTGGGAAGGAAAAGATGTCATGGGAAAAATCAAGGTTCTTGACACTCCTAGCGGCAGAATCCTAAAGGACCTCATCAACGCTGGTGTCAAACTTGGTATTTCATCTCGTGGACTCGGATCTGTTCGAGAATCTATGGGAGAAACAATTGTCGAAGAAGACTTTCAATTAATTTGTTTTGACATCGTATCCGAACCTTCCACACCAGATGCCTATGTTTATCCCGGCCAAGGCAAAAGTAAATCTTCTAACTCTTTTAATATGCGATTAAGAGAGCAAAGAGAAAACAATATCGATGACCTATTTAAAAAGATTCTTGGAGACTAAATGAACAAAGAACAGCTTAAAAAAACTTTAAAGCCTATGATAAAGGAATGCATCAAAGAAGTTATCTTTGAGGATGGCATCCTTTCAAGTATCATTTCTGAGGTTGTTAAAGGAACGGCCCAACCTCTTGTTGAATCTCGCCAACCAACTTATCAACAACCACAAGTTGACTATGAAGCAAGAGAGCGAGAAGCAAAAGAAAGAAGGAGAAGAATGCTTGATGCAATAGGAAGAGACGCTTATGGAGGAGTTGACCTTTTTGAAGGAACTCAGCCATTACAAGAGCGACGTTCTTCAGCAACCTCTCCGCATGGATCGAAACCACTCGATGGAATCGCACCAAATGATCCGGGAGTTAATCTTGGAGCCTTAGGCGTCGATACAAGACTATGGTCAAAGTTAGCTAAAGGATAGATAATGGCATCAAACATAAAAGAGAGGCCTCGCAAAAATGAAACTGCTGAGCGTCTAATAAAAAGATTTATTAAAAAATGCAAAAAAGAAGGCATCATTCAAGAAGTTCGAGATCGTAAACAATTTGTTTCAAAGTCCGAAAGCAAAAGAATTGCTAGAAGAAAGGCAAAAAGAAACAATAACAAGAAAAAGAACTAATTAAAGGGGAAAAAGAGGTTTTATTATGAGTTTATCAAATGTATATACAGTCGGTCTCAATAACGTAGGTTCATATCAAGTTTCTGGTATGCCTTTCGCTAGTGGGTCTTTGACGGCACCAGTTAGTAGCTCTAGTCCGCTAGAGATTTCTTTCCCATACGTAACACAGTGGGTGCAAATTATTCCCCACAACAACTCTGGGACAAAGATAGATTTAAAAGTTGGTTTCTCGCAAAATGGCGTTTCTGGATCTGGTGATAATTATTTTAGAATTCATGCCAGGAACACAGATACATATCCACCTGTATATAATTTAAAAGTCTCTAGCATGTTCTTTCAATCAGCAGATGGCTCCAGTACAGTTGATTTTGACATCGTTGCTGGACTCACAAACATTCCTGTCGAAAGAGTAAACAATATTGGTCCTTCTGGAAATAACTGGTCTGGTTCAGTAGGTGTTGGTTAATCGGTCAAGGAGTAAACTATGGCTGATTTCGGCTGGGCATTTGTAAGAGGAAATCTGGTAACAGGCTCTTCCCCACCCTCAGGTGCTGTTCAATACAACGATGGGAACAATAAGTTCGCTGCCTCTAGCGATCTAGTTTTTGTATCAGGAGCAACATCTCAACTCAATCTCACCGGCAACATGGATGTTGTTGGAGATGTAAGTGCATCTGTATTTTATGGCGATGGATCAAATTTAACAGGCATCTCAGCAAATCCCGGCGGATCAGATACGCAAATTCAATTTAATGATTCCAATAATTTTGGAGGAAGTGCAAACTTAACCTTTGACGGATCTACGCTAAATCTTACTGGAACCTTAAACATCTCTGGGACTCTTGCAACAAACGAGCTTGTTGTTAATGTCGAGAACAGAAATGTAATAAATATTTCAGCCACAGGGTCGACGCAGTTTGGAGACACCACAGATGACACTCATGTATTCACCGGAAGCATGTCGATATCTGCATCTAGCAACCCAATCAACCTTAAAGGATTACAATCGGGAACCGGTATTGATCAATCAAGCTATCTTGCTTTGGACTCAAACTATAATCTTGTTCTAACCTCCGCAGCAGATTCATCAGATGGCGGAACAATTGGAGAAGCAGAAGATGGAACCTATACTGATGGTCTCTTCACAGACTTCTTGTCTTCAACCCCAATCGGAACAGCAATCGATAGATTTAATGAAATCCTTAGCATAATTGTCCCAGGACCAGCTCCTGCCGTTGATAGAATCGATTACACAAACACATCAGGAATAGAAACGAGGCTTTCTTTTGACAGCTCAGCCAACGCTCCATCTGGGTATGTCGATGTGGATTCGACCGGATCTTTCACGTCTCCGCCTTCAATTGATGACCAATATACGGTTACCACTTCAGGTGAAGACTTTAGGCTTGGAGTATTTGACGGAACCCAACAGATTGAAGGAATCATCAATTTCAATACAACAGAGCAGCTTAAGAGTACAGAAGTAAACTATTCGACCGATGCATTTGGAAATGCGGAGAGTGGATCTTTGGTTCTGTATTTAAATGAAACTGCGCTTCGTACTTTAGACCTTAATGGTTTCGCAGGCTCTGGGAATCCAAATACAGGCTCTGCAACAGATTTAAATGCAAATGGCTCTGGTTTCTTTGATATTTCAGTAGCCACTAATGCTCGAGACCAAAACGGATCAGAATACGATATCTTTCAACATAGAACAGCAAAATTCAGAATACATCCCGATGATCAAAACAAAGGCTGGAACTATGCCAAAGTTGAGCATCAATACGGGTCAGTTACTTATGTGACTAATTTTGTTCAATGGTTTAATGACTCAGACGCAGGAATCGGCGCCGCGGCTATGTCTGTTTCTAATCCAAGAATTACATTTACGGGAAATGGATCAAAGTTTTTATCTGGGGTTGAATATTTCAGATCAGCATCTCTTGTTTATAATGCTGAAGTTGAAAATGCATATAGAAATACATATCCAACTGGAAATGTGCTAACATTCAATAGACTTTCAAATGTAGACTCAATTGATGCTCAATCGCTCCCTGCGACAGATGGCACAGATCTTTACAACAAAGTATTTGAAATAACGGGATCCACGGAAACAAACGATGACACGATGCTGGTTGATTCAACCACTATTTCAATTAATCTAACTCATCCGCTAAAAACAAATCTCAGCTCAACTGGATCTGTAACTGCCGATGAAATTTTAATCTACAATCAAGATGCAGCCAATTCTAACACAGTTGAGAACTTTGAACTCGAAAACTACAGAATTCAAAACAACGCTTATACATCTCAGATCTCAGTATCTGCTCCCGCACAAGCTTGGGATTCAGAAAACCACATGACATCATCCGGAGCAACAGGTCACACGGACGGCCTAATGATGTATAACAGCAAACTTTATTCTCCATCTCAAGCTCCAAGCAGTAATGGTGGAGACTTTGCATCTTTGACAAATGGTCCGTCTGGTAATCCAGACTATTCTTCCGTCACAGGAACAAGAACTTTCTACAGAAAGCTCGAGAACACAACTGGATCACCTGTATATGATTTAAAAATTACTTCTACAAAAAATACAAAAATAAATACTGATAGCTTATCCGATAATGATAATGTAAAATTCTCAGTTAAAATCCCAGAGACAACTGGGTGGATGGTAATTTCAGACAACTTTACTTATGGAAACATAGCAGATGACGATGGAGCTTTAATTAATGGAGCATCAGACAATTCAAATACAGGAATAACATCAACATCCAACTCGGTTCACTGCATTACTTTTGGAACAGCATCTGTTGCAGCCGGTGATTATGTAGTCATTAAGATTGAAGCAAACGCTGGATGGACAAAGTATTTTGAAACTCTTCAGTTTCAACTCGGCGCATCAGACACAGATAATGCAATCACTCCGGATACATTAGCTGATTTAAATCTGGAAGATACAGCTGGTGTTGAAGCAAAGCTTTCTTTTGGAGCAGACAACGCAATCTCTGGATACTCTAATGTTGCAGGTGTTGGAAGCTTGTCTGCTGTTAATGTTAATGGAGTTCTAACTGATGATGGCGACGTCAGTCGCGGCGTATTCTCTGCCTTTGAAACTATGGGTGGAACATTAAACCCAACAGCGTCAACACTTCGGGACGGAACACAAGATACTTTTTATAATGGATATACCGGCTCTCTTGTTTTAGAAGTTAATGGTGGAGAACTAACAACCATAAATTTGGAATCTACAAGAAACT